ATATTATAGCATCCTTTCCAGCAAATTCCTCAAATGCACTGATGAACATGGCAAAGTAATGCCAGTGATTTGGGGGGATATACTGCGGTGACATACACACGAAGATATGATCAAAATTATAATTATCAAACTTATAATTTTCTTTTTCTACATTTTGATAGTTGGGAACTACTTCTGCATTGAATCTATTACGACTCTTATTTACACTGTTTTTATTTCCAATCCAGGTAAAAGATTTTAATTTATTATGTCCACCCAACCAAGCACCCCAGTTTCCCTCATGAACTCTATTGTGATTCATAATTTCATGAAACTCTATTTTATATGCATCCTCCTCAGGCATCTCTCTAATATAGTCACCACCAAAAACATCATCATGATGATCTATATTAATCAGGTCAATGTCTTTGTAATCAGCAATGCTAAACAGAATTGAATCATGTTCATAACCAAAAGAGACACTATCGCAATTGCGAAGTGCCTTTAAAAAAGTATTATAACAAAACAACAGATTTGACTGATCAATACGAAAATGACTTTCATTGAAATCAGTTTTGTTAAAAAATTCTTCCCATCTTATTGTTGGATTTCCATTAAACATCAGACCATTATAGAGTTCAATAACTGGACCCATAATGTAATCAAGATCAATGCTTAAGACTCTCATTCAGAGATTTCCATATATGATTTAATAACAGAACTTTTTGGTTCAACGATTGTTAAAATATCTTCAGATCTAAACAACAAATCTTTTTGTTCAGTACAGGTCAACCAAGAACTTACTGTATCATCAGAATTTACCAAAGCAACATCAGAGATTTTACAATTTGGATCTCCAATTTCTGCATCAATTTCTTCAATTTTTGCAATAAGAATTAAACCATTTTGAAGAACTAAACACTTAATCATTTTCTTCTTCTCCACCAACTTTTTCAGAATACATTTCTTTTATAGATTCTAAAGGATCTACAAGAGTAACTATCCAATCGGTAGGAACAGGAATTTGATCCTCGGATGTCAATAAAATCCATGGAGACAGTGAAATTTGAACTTCTCCATCACTCATATTTTTTTCTTCTGACAATAGAATAGGTTTTCTATATTCTACTTTATGTGGTTTGTTAAAAAGATATCCACAAACTCTATCTTCAACAATAAGTTCTTTTGCATCAGAAATTATTGTTTCTCCTGATTTTAAAATTGTCAATTTAATACTCATTTTCCCCCCGTATCATAGTTTAGTTTGTCATCTTGCTCTTTCATTTTTCTCAGAAGAATGTCTTGATGCAGTTGTTTTATTGCTTTACGCATCTCTTCAGTCTCTTCCCACTCAAAAGTGTCTCCAGATTTATTTGTGTATTTTTTCTTTGCCATTGTAGTTTATGTAGATTTTCATTATAGAAGATAATTAAAAGTTTGTCAAGTTAAACAAGCATACCTTTGTCGCTCATGTAATGAAGTGTATCGTGCATATTACCAAGATGCTTGGCACCGATAGAGACCTGCGGGTATGTTGCTTCAGGTCCAAACTCTGCTTCAAATGCTCTTTGAGTAAAGTGTTCGTTAAGATTATATTCCAAAAACTCACCATCTAGTGCTCTTAAGAGTGCTGCTATACGCTCACACTCTTGACTACCGTTACTATAAATTACTGCTTGCATTCTTCATCCTCCTTGTATGTAATAGTTATTTGTTTGTATACTTCATCTCGATTGTCACTATTATACACATTGCAACGTTCAATCTTAGCATCTAAGATCTTCACTACATTATCTATCTGTAAATTAACTACAAACTCTTTGAATACAGGAGTGAGTCCTATCTTATTAGATCCTGGTGCGTTAAAATCATCCATTATTCAATACCTTTAGGAAATTCTTCAATCTCAGTCAATTCATAATCCCAGTCTTCCATGACTGTGTTGGCAAGGAATCTATCGGAGAGCATTTCGAGTTCCTTCTCAGCATACTCCCTGCTCTCTGATTCTAACCAAACGTCGATGACCTTACCCAATCTAAGTTTTTTGATGTCTAACTCAGACAATCGCTTACAAGCGTCTCTCACGGCATTGCCCGGTGAGTCATCAACTTGTGATCTCAGTCGGATGAATACTAATGCTTTAAACTTCATGCTTTCTCCCTCTCGTCAAGTGCCTCATGAATAATTTGTTTCAACTCAATACGTTCTTCTGGTGTGAAGATTGTACGGATTTTCACTGGCATGGGATCATAATTACTTGGTTTCTTTGATTTACCAGGAACACTCATGCCTTGTGTGTCAATTTTGTCCATTATTTTTTCTTATCCAACAAGATTTACATAACGAATTTGTCCAACTACCATCAGGTGCTTGGTGCCCTATCTGAGGTGCTTGATTCGCTGGAACCATTCTACCACATCCAACACATTTTGTCTCCCACATCTTCATAATGTTCTTTCTAATCTTTCGGTTGGTTGATCTGGAAAGTCTCTTGGACGACTGTCTAGAGCATTATCAGTTCTAGGCGAACCTTCATTCATTTTTTCAGTTTTTTGAAATGATACTCTCTTATATCTATTTGCCCAGACATCTGGCATCCAATATGTCACCTGCCAATCAATCAGGGGATTTAATTCAAGATGTTTTTCCACAGAGTGATTGAAGATGCCAATCTGAATATATCCATCGTGAGTGACACATTCATTGTCACCAGTATCAACTACAAATAGTTGTTTCAAAAAAGCACCTCATCGGGGTTGAGATTTTTTACAAATTTCACAGGATCCTTTTCGGACTTGTGAACCCAATGATAGCGCACACATTCAAACATGGGATTCCATGTCGTGACACACACATAATCCGGTTTTTTATTTTTCATAATTTTTGATTAATCGTTCAACTTGTTTCTTATCTGATCCACAAGGAGCGTTTTTTAAACATATAATAATTAATTCATTATCACTGATAGAGGGTTTAATTGTAAATCCCCATCTATCAACTTCACCTTCAGTAGGTGCTTCGACGTAATCAAATTCACTTGGCATTAATCTCGTTGCCTCCAATCATCCGGTTTGTCTTGCTGAAACCAACTCTTAATATCGTCAGCATCAGTAAATCCCTTCTTATGGTTGGATGGATCGGGATCTCCTAAACCCATCCTATTCAGAAAATCGTCTGTGCTACCTTCTTCGATATTTTGTGATGCTTGGCGTCTTGCCATCTTCAACATCTCATTAGCAGAGGTATTTGCTTTAGCAAGTTTCTGCGCCCAGATCATATCATCTAGTTTTACATCTTCATTGTTTGCGATACATTTACAGATAAACTCTAATTTTAATCTATACTGAGTAGATAGCATACTCCTCTCACTAACGTTGATATTTAGATACAAAAAAAGAGGGGCATTAACTGGATTTTGCCAGTTTCCCCTCCGTCTGCGACGACGATATTCAATTATATTTATTCAGTTTTTAGGTGTCATCCAATATGCTCCTAATGATGTTGCTGAGATTGCTGCGATGATTGCTAGAATTTCCATGGTTCAGGAGGTATTAGGACAGAACGGGATACAGTACACCCCAACTAAAAAGAGATGCTGTTGTACCAAAAAGTATGGTAGTCATGGTGAAGTTCATAATGGGCTCCATCAGATTACATAATTATATAGATTATACTGTATCACTATGATACACTTCTGTATCAACCGCAGCAAAAATCTGTCAGAATATCAAAACCAAACTTTCTTTTGATGATGTTCGGGTACAATTCTTCCTAGAACAATACTTAGTAACCCATCCTCAAATTCAACTGATCTAACTTCCGTATCCTCTGCCAATGTCCAAGATCTGGTGAAAGATCGTTGAGCCATTCCTCTGTGGACATAAGTGGTTTCTGATTCAGTATCCTCTTTCTGTCCTTCGACAAAGAGTTTTCCGTCTTGTGTGTAGACATTTACTTCTTTCTTTTTAAATCCTGCAAGTGCAAGTTCTAGTCTTGATTCTACTGCGCTGACCGTGACTAGATTAAATGGTGGATAATTCTTCGTTGTTTCGTGGAGATTAAACAACCTATCAAAGTATTCATCCATTCCTATGCTATTCCTATTTATGCGTTCCATCAACGCAGGTAGGTCCGCAGCAGTATACCGTGCAAGGTTTCCCATGATTGTAGCTCCTTTAAAAGCGAGTTTGTGTTTTGTGGACCCCGAAGGCATCCATCATTATTTATAACACACTCTTAAAAATCAGGAGTTCGGATTACCGATGTTTGCGAATTCTATCAAAAGTTGATTCCTCCACTTTTCTCTTCTTCCGTGGACCTGGAATAATAACGTGAAATCTCATCGGATTTTGAATCAATGGAGATATATCACCATCCATTTTTAATTTAGCATAATTTTTAGGTGCATCAATAATAGGTTTTGTAAGTAGATTACTAGGAAGTCCCCTATATTCTAAATCTGCTTCTTGAGTAAAGACATAATCTTTATCAATTTTATAGTCACCAGTTCTATTATAATAATCCACATCCAATTTAGAACCATTTCCGATGCTATTTGTAATTCCTCTCGGTGCATTTTTCATTACACGATCAAGTACATCCTGAACATTAGTCTGTGGTCTTAGATTTCTAAATTCAGGTTGTTTTGCCAGAGAATTTTTCAAGTAATTCAGATCATCTTTTGAAAGTAAGTTTGTTAAATTCTGATCTTGCTTTCCATCACCTTTTACAAAATTATCAATATAGTGGTCTACGAAATTTTTTGCAGAACTAAGACCAGGTAGTTTTGATAATAAGTCTAATACATCATCATCAGGAGTTGGTGCTGGTTCATTAGGAGATGTCCCAACATCAGGATTTGGTTCATTAGGAAAGATACTTGGATCATATGTTGATGCATCACCATTATAACTTACTGAATCAGGGTCTGATGCGGTTATTGGACTATTATTCCAATTCATTAATGCATCAAATTCTCTTTGTCTTGCATCCTCATTCTTCTGTAATTTAACATCCAGTTCCTTCCGAAGATTATAGGGAATGTTTGAGACATTTCTAGGAATCCCATAAGCATTTTTTTTAATACCAGCCTTATCGAAATATTCATCGTATAATTCACTATTTAATTTTTGGTACTTTTTATTAATATCTTCAGATGCTTTATTAATTGCGTCAAGTTTATTGCGTCTTGCTTGGATGGATTGATCAAATCTATCTGTATCAAGTCTAGCATTCATAAACTCATCAGCACCAACTTTCTGTGCAAATTCCTGGGATGCATCAAGTCTTGGATTTACATCTTCATAATCACGTCTTCTATTAACGTTTCCAAGTGGTGGTGCATAACCCTGCATTCCCAACTGACTATAATCTGGTGTATTTAAAGTTTCACCACTCACTGACACAGTAGATGGGTATGCTTCTACTCCACCAAGACCAGAGAACGTTGCTATAGGACCTCCCTCTCCACCATATTGAAATGTCTGCGAACTAGAGTTAGCAATAGAACCTGCAACAGGAGTCCAATCACTCTCTTGAAGGTTTATTTCTTCTCTCCAATCAGACTTGTAAGGTCTTGCTGCTTCCTCTATTTGTTTTCTTTCTTCTTCTGCTTCTTGCCACTCTTTTAATTTTTGAGCATCACATTTTTTCTGCTCACCAATCTGTCTTTGGCGAGTTTTCTTAAAGTCTTTTCTATCAACGTGATGTAATATCCTGCTCATTAAAAAAAGGAAGGTTCTTTACCTTCCTTTATTTATCCCTATTCGGTTTCTTCAACCTTTTTCTTTTTGGACCCAATATTATACTTGGTTTCAAGAATCCAGTCTTGCTTATCTTTATACGAAAGAACCTTAATCTGATTCAGTGGAGCAATATCTTGTATTTTATCAGCACTAACGATGCTAATAAGACCCCAATCAGCAAGTAATTGAGCAATACGATTACGTCTTTGAACATCGTTCAATGTCAGGTTTGCGTGTTTGCCATCAAGGGCAAATAATTCTTTAAAATGCACAAGGTAATATCTTCCTTGTTTGTGCAGAATGTGACAGGACTGATAGATTTTCTTTTCCTTTCTAGACGCAACTCCGATACGAGTCAAAGTCTCACGCACTTTTAGAAAGTCATCTGGTTCTCCTAGAACCACTTCCACCATTTGTTCTGGTGTCCATCTCACTTCAGCTTCTCTAACAACACTCATCTTTTTCCTCCAGTATCAAATTTTGATTTAATAAAATTAAGTTGTTCTTTTGTTAGAATTTTCAAAGCCTGTTTTGCCTTTTCATTACTATAACCATAATAACGTTTGACATAATCTAGATCTTTGATCTTATCTTGTCGGAGCCAGGGAGAAAATCTCTTCTTTTTCCTCACAATATTTATAAAGAAGTCGTATTGTAACTTCTTGGGAAGGAAATTATACTTATTCATTTCATTCGTAAACATCAAAGTATCAAGATGTCCAGAGAAACAACGATTGATAATATAAGGAGGATATTCTTTTTCGAGTGAAGGATCTTCATCAATCAAATTCTTCTTAGTTTGATTGATGGAATTAAGCCAGTCTTTTAGTTCAGTCACAATTTCTGCCCCCCATGTTCAAGATGCATTTTAGTGGGGAAAGCAGCAAATTTAATCTTGTACCCATTAGATT